TCCAAAAGTTGATATTTGCGCTTTAATCGATAAATATGCGCCAAATTTGCCTAAAAAAGAATATCAAAGCAAAAAGGGCGTGGGATTAAGCGAATGCCGTGCGTTGCAAAGGTGTCAGCAATTAGAGCAATTACAGCAATTACAGCGATTACAGCGATTAGAGCAATTACAGCAATTAGAGCGATTAGAGCGATTACAGCGATTACAGCAATTAGAGCGCGAGTTGCCAAATCTTACAATCACAAATAAATCTTATGCTGATTTTGATTTTATGCAAATAAGCAAAGAATTTGGATTAAAGCCGTGCGAAATGCTTATATATTGCGATGTGCCTTATAAAAGCACTTGCGTTGATGGCTATCACAATAGCGATAAAAACACAAACGGATTTGATTATGATGCCTTTGTAGAATGGGCGCAAAAACAAGTGGCGTTGGGCTTTAATGTGTTTTTAAGTGAGTTTGAAACGCCCTGCCCTGCGACATTTAAAGAGATTGCAAGTGTAAAAAAGGGATTTAGATTAGCAAAAGGCAAAGGACAGAAGCGAAACTTCGTATTAGAGAAATTATTTCTAGCAAGGGGGATTAAATAATGGCAGGTGGCAAACTAATATCCCCAGCAAAATATGCTAAAATGGTGGCGCAATACCAAGCGGGAGGCAAGGTAGTTGAAATTGCTAAAAAGCATAAAATCAAAGATGATACTCTGCGAATGTATTTAAAACGCCACAATCTTTTAAGAGTTGAGGATATGTCCTATAAAACGCGCATAAAACGAAGTCGCGCAACTGCTACCGAGTTAATCAAAGAAGTGCGCGGAATGCCCGTTACGCCCGACATTGTAAAAGGTTTTAGGGATTTAAAAGAGGATTACGAAAATCTGCGCGGGGGATTGTTAGAAAATGCAATGCTTATAAGTGATAAGTTAAAAGGTTATATTTCAAAGCTAAATGAAAACGATTTAAAAGACTCTCTGCTTTTATTGCAATATGCAAACACGCTAAAAGCGATAAACGATGCCGTTGGGACATTTAGCAAAGCCCCTGCGATTGCTATTCAAAACAATATCCAAAATAACAATAATCGGGCAGATGAGAGAGAAGCTATTAGAAAACGGCTTGAAATTGAAGTAAAAATGCTTGAAAAAAATGGTTAAAAAATGGCAAGAAACTTATATAAATTTTGGAAAATGGCGGATTTTTAATGCAAAATATGGAAAATAACTTATATAAAAATCCAAAGATTAGCTTAACAATATCACCTGCGTTTAAAGATTTGTGGCAGAGTGATTTTAGAGAGTATATTTACTATGGTGGTCGCTATGGTGGCAAAAATTATGCAATAGCGCAATATCTTTGCGTTAAATTATTGCAAAAAAGGCAAAGGGCTTTGATTTTGCGCGAATTTCAAACAAGTGGCAAAAGCTCGGTATATAAGGACATACAAGATTTTTTTATAGACAATGATATAGAATTTAAAATAAATGATTTGGATTTGGAAATAAAGCAATATTACAAAAATGAAAATTTGATTAAATTCAAAGCCACACGGATTTTGCTAACATTCAATCAAAGCGAGTTTATATTCGCAGGCGTGAATGATAATGTAGTAGATTCGCTTAAAGGTTTAAAGGATATAAACTTCTGCTGGATAGACGAGGCGAACTTTTTAAGTGAATATAGCTACAATAAGCTAAAACCTACAATCCGCGCTGAAAATAGCAAGTTAATTTATAGTTTCAATCCCGAGCAAGAGGACGATTTTCTTTATAAAAAGGCAATTTCAAACACGGATTCGCGTTGCTATGTAAAAAAAATCACTGCGGGGCGTTACGATAGCCAAAAGGGCGAGTGGGTATGCGGGGACAATCCTTTTTTAAACGCCACAATTTTAGCAGATATAAATAGCGATTTTAAAACAATGACAAGCCAAATGTTTAATTTCGTGCATTTAGGCGAACCTTTGGGCGTTGAGAATGGCAATGTAATAAACACGGATTTAATAGGCTTTTATGATGATTGTATTTGGCAAGGATATACGCAAACGATTTTAAGCGCGGATACGGCGTTTAGTAAAAGCGAAAATGCGGATTATAGCGCAATAGGGGCTTTTGGATTAAAAGGCAATGAAATACACTTATTGCGAATTTGGCGAGGGCATTATGATTTTAACGAGTTGCAAGAAGTGTTAAAGGGCGCGTATAGCTATGTTAGTGATAAATACCAACTGCCTCCCGCGCGTGTGATTATTGAAAAAAAAGCGAGTGGGATTAGCTTATTGCAAGAGTTGCAAAGGACGACTCATCTGCCTTTAAGCGAAGTCGTGCCTAAAAAAGATAAATTTGCGCGTGTAAGTAATGTTTTAAGCGAATTTGGCAAGTTGCGATTGCCACAAAGCAAAGACCCTATAAATTTTTGGATTAGCGATTTTATAAAAGAGTGCAAGGCATTCCGTGCGGACGAGCAACATTTACACGATGACCAAGTCGATATGGTGTGCTATGCCCTTGAATATCAAAAAGGATTTAGTATAGATTGGGATTCTTTGTAATTTTATGCTATAATTTGCAAAAATTATGTTACAATTCGTTACATAATGCAAAGGATTTTATTTGTGGGCGTATATAAAAACCGCATTTTCATTTATCGCAGGGCTTTTTAGCACAAGCAAGGGGGATTCTAGTGTGAATGTTTTAGGATATATCGCAGTTGCGCTGGGGACTATCATCGTGGTTTTAATCACTATGATTTACACAAAAAACGGCACAATAAACGAATTACAATCGCAAGTAAATCAAGGCAATGTCGCTTTGGAATATCAAAATGCTATGATTGAATCAAATCGCGTTAAAAACGAAGCCTTAAATAAAGAACTGCGGACTTACATTGACAAAGTAAAAGCGGATTTTGCAAATATTAAAACGCCAGAAGCTAATTACAAAGAAGCGCAAAATAGTTGCGAGGTGTTTATTAGCGATTTGGCAGAGGCGTGGCAAAAATGAAGCGAAAATACAATAAGCGCAAAAATAATGATTTTAGTTTAAATTTGGCTATCGCGCTTTTAGGCATAATGATTCTAGTGATTTTTTTGGCAGGGTGTGCCGAGCCACAGCCTATCATAAAAGAAGTTAAGGTGCAAACGCCTTGCGAAGTCGAATCAATCCCTACTGAACCGCGTGAAATTGACTTGCAAAATTCTAGTATAAGCGCAAAAATGGATTACATAAAAGCGATTTTGATTTATGCAAAAGAGATTCGCCCGATTATGCGCGATTGTGTAAAGCGCAAAAAGATTAAGGCAAAGAATGAATGATTTTAAGTGGATTAGCTTTGTAGTCGCAGGGCTTATCGGCATTGTGTATGGCATAAAAGTTTGGGACGATTTATCGCGCCCTGAATGCGATTCACAAGGTAATTGCAAACCACCACGCACAAAGGGGACTTTATTGCGAAATGCTATTTATAGCGCGTTTGGCAGTGCGATTGTGTGCCTTTTGGTATGCGAGGGACTTATCTACTATGCCGAATTGCCTTTTAATTTGGCATTGTTAGTGGGCGCGATATGTGGATTCACGGGCGCGGAGACTTTTAAGGATATGATTTTGCGCTTTGTGGAAAATAAACTTAATACAAGGAGAAGTGATGCAAAAGATTAAATCGTGGTTTAGTAAAGCTAATTTTGCTTTATTTTTAGGCTTTTTGGTAGGCGTGGGCGTGAATATCTGCGGTGTTTTAGGCATATATGGTTTAGGATTGCTTATGAGCGCGAATGTAACGCAAAGCGTTTTAGTTGGTAGCTTATTCGCCTATCCTTTGGCAAAAATTGCTAACAAATACGCAAATTTAGGCTTTAAAAAACTCTTTAAGGTGTAGCTATGATAACCCCAGCATTTTTGCTTTTAAATGTGATTTCGATTGCGCTAAATATCATCGTGGGACTTGCGCTATCCTTTGCAGAATGGCACGAGCGATTTGCATTTTTAGGATTATTTAGCTTAACCTGCTGGGGCATCATTTTTTTATTTCAGTTAAAGCTATTCTCGCGCTATATAGCGCAATATTTCAAAAAAAAGTAAAGGACTTACAAAATGGCAAAAAAGCGATTTTATCCAAGTAAAAGGGGCGGTAGTAAAGATATAAATTTCGCGCTTTTAAACGGCGATTCTACACAAAGGCAATTAGATTTAAGTGCGCCATTTAGATTTAGCGATAGCAAGTGCGAAGCCGTGCATAAAGAATGGCAAACGCGCTTTAGTGATTCGTGGATAAATCCCATCGCAAATGTCGGCGTGAATAATTCGCTTATGCAATATAATCAAAATATCGACAAAAGGCTATCTTATAGCGAATGCGCCTTTTTAGCAAACGACCCTATTATAAACAATGCGCTAACAAAAATCGCAAATGAAATTTTACGCAAGGGCGGGGATATTACCATTGAAACTAATAGCGATGAGTTGCAAAATGAAATTAAAAAATCGCTTGAATTACGCCTTAAAGAGTTGGATTTTTGGCAAGTTTTGCATAAAGCGATTATTACTTCACTTACTTATGGTGGGGCTTTGATTTATTTGGATATAAATGCAAAGGCAGAGGATTTGGCAACGCCTTTGATAGAAAATGCCCGTGTTTTTGCTAAAAACAAAATCCACGCGCTAAAAGTAGTCGAGCCCTATTTATGCGGTGCGAACGAAGTAAATGCCACAAATCCGCTTAACGCTGATTTTATGATTCCAAATCTATGGTATATAAGCGGGGGCGGACAGATTCATAAAAGCCGAGTCGCCACGCTTATAATGTATCCCGCGCCCGATATGATAAAGCCACTATATAACTATTTAGGCATTTCGCTTTGTCAGTTTATGCGCGATTATGTGGCTTCTGCGGATATTTCAAGGCAAGGTTTGGCAGATATATTTAGCAGATTTCGCACAAAGATAGTAAAAACGCCTTTGATTAAAAATGATATAAACACGGCGAGGGCTAGGGCAGAGGCTATCAATCGCCAACAAAATAACAATTCGCTTATTTTGCTTACAGAGGACGAGGAGTATATCGAAACGATTACAAGTATCACAGGGCTTGATAAGCTAATAGCGCAAATGCAAGAGAATATAGCTATAAGCGCACGAATCCCCGCTGTCAAACTTTTGGGATTAACGCCAAGCGGATTTAATGCAACGGGCGATTTTGATATGCGCTCGTATTATGATGAGATTATGTCGATTCAAAACGCTATCATAAAGCCTTTGATTGAGAAAATCTTGTATTTGCTTTGTTTGGAAATGGGCTTTGAGAATATCCGCCCGAGCTACGAATTTGAACCACTAAACAAAGAAACTGCGATAAACGAAGCGCAAGTAAAAGCTACCGAAGCAAATACTATAAACGCGCTAATTCAAAGCGGAATCATCACACAAGAGCAAGGCTTTGATTATTTGCGCGATAAAGAATTTTTGCCAAAAAGCGCGAAATTTGAGAGTGAAAATGTAGATTTGGATTTGGATTTAAATAGCGATGATTTTGGTATGCAAGGCACTGAATGACAAATAAGCAAAAACGCGAATTTTTAAAGCTATTTAAGCTAAAAGCAATAAAGCCAAGCAGTGCAATCACGCGGGATTATATGAAAATGTTACAAAAAGTAACAAAAGAGATAAATAATAGCGTGAGCTGGTGGGCGTTGGCAAATATAAACAAAAATTTGGATAAAAACACGCCCAAGCAACTAACAATCGAATTTAACAAATTGCTAAAAGAATGGCAAAGCAAAATAAATAAATCCGCAGTGAATATCGCACGGCGTTTGCAAAGGCAACTTAAAGGCTATGTGGATATAAACTTACAAGCGCAATTAGAAAACACACCTTTAAAAGATAGCGCAAAATCTGCATTAGCAATCACGCCCCCTTTGGTAAAATCCGCGCTAACAAGTAGCTACGAAGCTAATATCGCGCTTATAAAATCAATCCCAAATGATATTATTTCGCGCTATAAGCAGGGATTTTTGCAAGGCATTGCAAATTTTGACAGAGAAGCATTGCTAAAACTTGCAAGGCAATACGAGGGGATTTCGTATAAACGCGCCAAACTAATAGCGAGAGACCAAGTTGCAAAGGGCATAAGCAACTATCAAAATGCCCGAGCGCAAGAGTTGGGATTTAAATATTATATGTGGATTACAAGTAACGATGAGCGTGTGTCAAAGGGCGAGGGCGGACATATCTACCTAAACAATCGCATTTATGCTTATGATAATCCAACTGCGATTATAGATAGCTACAAAAACAAGGGACACCCCTCCGTCCGCGTAAATTGCAGATGCAGTGCGATTTCAGTTATGCCAAGCCCTACACAAGAATTGAAACTTGTAAAAGATAGCGCACACGGGGATTATTACGAATTAGTAGAAAAATCTTAAAAAATTTGTTACATTTTGTTACATTTTTAAAATTTTATGCTATAATACCAGCGCAAAAATCATTTGCGGAGGTTAATTTTGACTCATAGACTGCGAATACTTGATTCAAAGGCGAGTGCGCGTGAGAAAGACGCAAACGGCTTTTTAATCATAAAAAATAATCCCATTGCAAAAGCGGGGGTTTTTGAGTATTTGGAGAGTGAGATTCTGCCAAATTCTAAAAGCGATAAAATTGTTAAGGTTTATCGCCCTTTTGATAAATTGCAAAAGGCAAAAGATACCTTTGCTAACAAGCCTATAAAATTTACACATAAATGGGTAGGCGATGCCGAGCCACAAGCGGACGGCGCAATAGGTAGTAATATCACGGCAGATGGCGAATCTCTTATGCTAAAAGCTGACCTTATCATTTACAATCCCAAGCTAATCGAAGCTATCGAAAACGGCGAATGCGTGGAATTAAGCCCCGCTTATACGGGCGATATTCAAAAAAGCGCAGGGCGGTTTAATGGTAGCGAATACGATTATATCCAAGAAGTCGAATGCGTTAATCATTTGGCAGTGGTTGAGAGTGGGCGTAGTGGCAAAGATTTACGCATATTAGATTCAAAAAATAAGGAGCTAAAAATGGCACAAAAAATTGACTTATTGTCAAAGGTATTGAAATTTTTGGATAGCGAACCTGCGGACGAGCCTAAAACACAAGATGGCGAGGGCGATGAGCCTAAAACTGCGGATTCAAAAAGCGAAATTGCAAAGGCTATCCTAGAAATTGCAAAAGCGGACGGCGCAGATGATGAGAAAATCGCTAAAATCCTTGAAGTTTTAGGCACAACTGATAGCGATGAGCCAAAAGATGAGCCTAAAACACAAGATAGCGATGATGACAAAGGCGATGAGCCAAAAACACAAGATGACGATTCTAGCGATGATGATGACAAAGCCAAAGATTTCGCAGATTCTTTGTCAAAAATCATTGATTCACGCGTTGCAAAACAAATTGAATCATATAAAATCGGCTTGAATCGAATCCAAGACTCTTATGACAAAGTTAGCAAAGCGTTGGGAACTTCGTTTGACAAAAGCGGAATGTCAGCTGATGACATTTTCAAATTTGGCTACGAATCAATCAGCGGTGCGAAACTTGACAAAGGCGCGGATGCCGAAACTGCATTTAATGTAGTTTGCAAGGCAAATAAAGTGGTTTTCAAAGATAGCGAACCTGCTAAAAATGCAGATA